TATTCATAAGAAGATAAAGGTTCAAGCATATACTGATTTTAGAATTAATTGTTATGGTCAAGGTGGATTTATGAAAGAACATATTGATAACATACATTACAGCCATGGACAGAAACAAGGTTATCCACATCTTACATCTTTAATATTTTTAAATGATAATTTTGATGGTGGTGAATTTTATTTGTGTGGCGAACCTTTAGAAAAGAAAATAGGTTCCGCTGTTGTTTTTCCATCCAATTTTATGTATCCTCACGAAGTTAAGAAAGTTACAAACGGAAAACGATATAGTGTAATGACATGGATACTTTAATCATTGAAAAAAAGGATGATGTTTACCTTACGGTAGATTGTGATCCAAATGTTCAAAGAGAAATTTCTGAATTTTTTACTTTTTATGTTCCTGGTTATAAGTTTATGCCTGCGTTCCGAACAAGGATGTGGGATGGAAAGATACGATTATATTCTCAAAAATTTAAAGAGATATATTTTGGACTCTATCCATATATTAAAGCATTTGCAGAAGAACGAGGATATCAAGTTGTTGTTGGCAAGAGTGTTGATATAGATAATAAGGTTGATAAAGAAGTTGTTACAAAGTTTTCCAATAGTTTAGGTCAAAAATTCGAAGCAAGAGATTATCAGATAGACGCTATCTATCATAGTTTAAAATATAATCGAGCATTATTATTAAGTCCAACTGCAAGTGGTAAGTCATTTATTATCTATGCTCTTATTCGATACTATACACACTTGCTAAATGGTAAACCGAACAATAGATGTTTGTTAATTGTTCCGACTACATCGTTGGTAGAACAAATGTATACTGATTTTAAATCATATGGTTGGGATGTAAAGAAAAATTGTGATAAATTGTATAGTGGATATTCCAATATAACAGATAAGAAAGTTCTCATATCTACTTGGCAAAGTCTATACCGATTGAAGATAGATTATTTTCAGCAGTTTGGTATTGTTTTTGGTGATGAAGCACACTTGTTTAAATCAAAATCATTGACAGCAATAATGACTAAATTAACAGATTGTAAATATAGAATTGGATTGACTGGAACTTTAGATGGTGCTCAAACTCATAAGTTAGTATTGGAAGGTTTGTTCGGTGCTGTTAATAAAGTTACATCAACAAAGAAGTTAATAGATAAGAAACAATTATCCAATTTAACTGTTCGTTGCTTGATTTTGAAACATACGGAAGCAAATTGCCATGCGATTCGGAATGCAAAATATGTGGATGAGATAGATTATTTAGTGAGTAGTAGTTCACGAAATAACTTTATAAGACGCCTAGCGTTGAATTTAGAGGGGAATACACTATGTTTATTTCAATTAGTAGAGAAACATGGCAAGAACCTGCATGAAATGATAAAAGAAAAAGCAGATAGTAATAGAAAGGTATTTTTTATTTACGGAGGAGTTGAAGCAGATGAGCGAGAAAGAATCAGAGCAATTACAGAAAAGGAAACCGATGCTATCATTGTCGCCTCCTATGGCACATTTAGTACTGGTATCAATATTCGTAACTTACATAATATTATTTTTGCTAGTCCCAGTAAGTCCAGAATTAGAAATTTACAAAGTATAGGTAGAGGTCTCCGATTGGGGGATAATAAAACTTCTGCTACTTTATATGATATAGCAGATAATTTAACATATAAAGGTAGAGAAAACTTTACATTAAAACATTTTCAGGAACGGATAATGATTTACACCGAAGAGGAATTTGATTACGAAATACATCAAGTTAATTTGAAAGATTAGATAAATAGTAGTATGGAACAGAAACAGCAAATGGAATATAAATTAATTAAATTGATTGATGGTACCGAATTAGTGGGACAGATATCGGTAAGCGATAATGATAAGTTTCTACGAATTGAAGAACCTTTGCAATTAAAAACAGTTTTACGACCAACATCAGTAGGTGTAAGGGATGATTCTTCTTTAGCGCCGTGGCTTCCATATTCAACTGATAAGATTTTCTCTATTCCAAAAGAAAGAGTTATAACGATTGCAAGTATTAATAAAGATTTATCTCATTATTATGAAGCAATATTAAAACGAGTCCAAGATAAACCGGTAAGACCTCCTTTAAGTCCACAAGAAATGGATAAAGTATTAAGACTTGCTGAACAAATGGAAAGGGATCAAATTACAGAAGAAGAAAAAGAAAGAATGATGGATGAATTAAGTGATGAAGAATTAGATTTCTTTAATAAACCTGCTCCAAGGACTCTACATTAGCTTCTATTCCATCTGCAAAACCCTACAGGGTCTATTATATCACCATGAATTTATTTGTCAAGCAAATTGCTTATTTTCTCTTGACTTTTCCTAAAAAATTTAGTATAATAGCAACATAACATAATGAAAGAATTATTATGCCGAAGAAAGTAACACAGCACTATGTAGATAACAAGAAGTTTTTAGAAGCAATGGTCGCTTATAAAGATAAAGTTAATAATGCTAAAGAGAATAATATAAAAAAACCAGATGTTACGAATTACATTGGTGAATGTTTTTTAAAGATTGCTAATCACTTATCTTATAGACCGAATTTTATTAATTATACTTACCGAGATGATATGATTTCGGACGGTATAGAAAACTGTCTACAATATATGAGCAATTTTGATCCAAATAAATCAACTAATCCTTTTGCATATTTTACACAAATTATATACTATGCATTTATAAGACGAATACAAAAAGAGAAAAAACAGCAGTTCGTAAAACAAAAATTAATTCAAAACGCAGGTGTTGAAAATATAATGGATAGACTAGAAGGTGATGATGCTCAATATAGAAGTCAGTTGTTGGATTTCTTGCAACGGAATCAAAAACTAGAGGAACCAGTAACAAAGAAAAAGTAATTATATTATAAGGTAGGTATGAAGATAGTATTATTGAATGACACCCACTTTGGTGCCAGAAATGATAGTTTGATATTTGATGATTATTTTCACAAGTTCTACGACAAGATATTTTTTCCTTACATTAAGGAACATAATATTAAGACCCTTATTCATTTGGGTGATGTTGTAGATAGAAGAAAATATATTAATTATAGAATAGCACATAATTTTAGACACAAGTTTTTACAGCGATTATGGGATGAAAAAATAGATACTCATATTATCGTTGGCAATCACGATATTTATTTCCGAAACACAAACAAGATTAATGCCGTGCAGGAATTATGCACGACACCTGACGGTCAACACGAACCTTGGATTTATGAAGAACCAAAAGTAGTAGACTTTGATGGATTAAAAATATTAATGCTCCCGTGGATTAATCCAGAAAACGAAGAACATTCTCTTAAAACATTAGAAACAGCACACGCCGATATTCTTATAGCACATTTAGATTTGAATGGATATCAAATGACAAATGGAGTATTTCAAACTCACGGTTATGATAGAAGTATAGTTTCACGATTTGAAAAAGTTATTACAGGTCATTTTCACAAGAAAAGTGATGATGGTCAAGTATTTTATTTAGGATGTCAATCTGAAATGACTTGGTCTGATTATGATAACCAAAAAGGATTTCATATATTTGATACAGCAACAAGAGAATTAGAATTTATTAAAAATCCATATACAATATTTAAGAAATTATTTTATAATGATACTGAAACCAATTATGATAATTTGAATATTAAACCATTACATCAAAAGTTTATTAAATTAATTGTTGTTAATAAGAAAGATAATTTAATGTTTGATAGATTATTGGAAAGATTGTATAATGATATTTCGGTTCACGAATTAAAAATTTTAGAAGATTATTCTAGTCTATCTCATATTAATGTAAGCGATGATATAGTAGAGGGATCCGAAGATACAATGACATTAGTTAGCAATTATGTTGACCAGTTGAAAGTTGATTTGGATAAGGATAAGTTAAAAGTTATGATTAAGGAAACTTATGTAGAGGCTCAGGATGCAGATCCCATTTCCGAATAAGAAATATAATATCATTTATGCTGATCCGCCCTGGCACTTTAAAAAATGGAGTGATAAAAACGAAACAAGAAAAATACCTTATAATGTAATGTCAAAAGAAGAAATTAAAGATTTGCCTATTAAAGATATATCTGAAAAGGATTGTATATTATTTTTATGGGTTACTTTTCCAAATTTATTAGAAGGAATAGAAACTATATCTGCTTGGGGATTTAAATATAAAACTTGTGGATTTAATTGGATTAAAAAAAACAAAAAATCAGATAGTTTCTTTTGGGGGTTGGGATATTGGACAAGATCAAATTCAGAATTATGTTTACTTGCAACTAAAGGTAATCCGAAAAGGGAATCAGCAAGTGTTCATCAGGTTATAGTAGATACAATAAGAGAACATTCAAGAAAACCAGATGTAATAAGAAATAAGATTGTAGAGTTATGTGGAGATTTGCCACGCATTGAATTATTTGCAAGAGAGAAAGTTAATGGTTGGGATTGTTGGGGTAATGAAGTATG